CTTACAGGTGCACAAGGTGCAGCATCTTCAGTTGCTGGTCCTCAAGGTGCTCAAGGATTACAAGGCGCTCAAGGTGCAACTGGTCCTCAAGGATCTCCTGGAATAAACGGAGCACAAGGTGCAACTGGTGCTCAAGGCGCGGCAGGTTCAAGTATAACAGGTGCTCAAGGTGCAACCGGACCACAAGGTGCCCAAGGAAGTGCATCTGGTGCTGTCGCGCCTATTCTAAGACACGTCACCGCAGGATTTACAAGTGGCGGCCAAGTTTTTGTAACAGCGACTCAACCTACTGCTTCAGCGGCTGGTGATATCTGGATTGACACTGCAGGAACTACAGGATATACACAAAGTCTCTCGTCAAATGGATGGACTAAGTTGCCAAACGGAGCAATTATTCAGTGGGGAACAGTAACTGTTACTCCAAATACTACAGGATCTGGATCATTTCCAACATCGTTCACCGCGGTTGCCCGAGCTGTGATGAATGGCGTAGGAGATACAGGCGTATTTGGACAGGCTTCTAAAGGTGCAACCATTTTTAGTGTATCAACAACTGGTTTCAGTTGGTTTAACGGAGATGAAAGTTCTCATACCGGTTACTGGTTAGCAATGGGATATTAATAAAATGACAATTTACTACAGCCCAACAACAAAAGGTTTTTACGATACTGATTTTGGGTATCCGTCATTGCCGCAAGATATTGTTGAAATTACCGCAGAGCAACACCAGCAGTTTCTCCATGGTATGAATATGCAAAATAAAGAATTGGTTTTATCACAAGGAAATCTTGTTTTGCAAGATCGAGTCGTGGTAATTACTTGGGAACAAATTAGATCGAAAAGAAATAATCTTCTAGCTTTATCTGACTATACTCAAATGGCAGATTGGCCTGGAGATAAAACTGCTTGGGCTACATATCGTCAAACTTTAAGAGATCTTCCTCAGACTTATACAAATGCAGCAGACGTTGTTTGGCCATCTAAGCCAGGAGAATAATAAGTGCCGCTAACGTTCCTATCTGCTAAACCTGTTAAATATTGGAACGGCTCGTCGTGGGTCGGGAGCCAAGATTTTGCCGCCGTTAAAATGTGGAATGGATCTACGTGGCAATATGTAGGAATACGTCCGTATGCAGATGTAGCCTTAGTTACTTTTAGTCCCGTGGGCGGCACAATATCATCTCCGACTTTTGACACTGCCGAAGCGTATGGTTCCCAAGCAGGTTATACTATCACAGCTTCTTCAAGCGTAGTTTGGACTTATACTGGAGGAGATGGATTTAGTGGATACGCCAGTGTTGCAAGTGGAGGAAGTGCTTCATCAATTGAACTTGTAGCAGCTTATACAGGTGGTTTCAATGAACAAACGTTTAACGTATCAGCATCAAATGGTGCAGAAACTAAATATTGGGTGATAACTGTAACATCTTATAGTTTTGAATAAACATAGCGGAAGAATTAAATGGCACTGAAAGCAAATATCATTATCGATCAAGGCACTTCATTTGCTACGTCTATTGATGTGACTGATGAAAATGGTAACATCGTAAATCTTACAGGATTTACAGGTGCCGCTCAGATGCGTAAGCATTATACTTCGACCGCTCAAACCGCATTTACAGTTTCGATTACTGCTGTGACTGGCGTCGTCGCTCTTTCGATGTCGGCAAATACCACAAATGGCCTTACAGCCGGAAGATACGTATATGACTGTGAGTTGACTGATGGCAGCGGAACAGTTTCTCGTCTTGTTGAAGGTATCGTCACAGTTACACCAGGAGTTACAAGATAATGGCAGGTGCATCTCGTTTAGTCGCTACAATTACAAATAACAACGGCAGATTATCATCTGCTGGTCCTATTACTCTGAAAAATCAAATTCAAGAAATACGAAGTATTGAAAACATACTCGACGTCAGCGTCGTTGAAGCCGCCAATGGCGCTACATTAATCTACAATTCTCAAAATGATAAATATGAGGTGAGACAACTGTCATTCGCGGATCTAGCAGTAGATCTCGACGGCGGATCATTTTAACCTAAAAGGAATAGCCAAATGGCAGACAATTTAATTCAAATTAAAAGGTCGTTAACGACAGCTGATGCGCCAACATTAGCTAACGGTGAATTAGCGTTTACAGCAAATGGCGATCACTTATTTATTGGTTCGAATGGTGCTTCGATCACCATTGCCGGTAAATTTAATCCTGGTATACTGACCGCCAACCAAGCACTCGTTGCGAATGGTACCTCTGGTATCGACAAGATTATTGTTGCTAACGCTGTTGTGACAACAGTTACAGCCAATGGTTCGACGGGTACCAACGGACAAGTACTGAGTTCAAATGGAACAGCCGCTTATTGGGAAACTCCTACTTCTGGCGTATCTGGTTCAAATACACAAGTTCAATTTAATAATTCTGGCGCATTAGCCGGAGACGCAGACTTTACGTTTGATAATACCAATAATAAACTGTCTGTTGCCGGCGGCGTTCTTGCTGGCTCTGGCGGTAACTTCGTCGTTGGTTCTAATTCTTTTGTTGCGAATGCCACCGGTGTATTCTCTACAGGCACCGTGAACGCAGCGATTGTGAGTGTTGGTACGGCGTTCGTAGCAAATGCCACACAGATCAATATTGGAACTAACGTTGCTCTTAATGCAAATGGCACAAATGGTACTGCAGGACAAGTTCTTGCATCGAACGGAACAGCTGTATACTGGGTAACACCTCAAGATGGTGATATTACATCAGTCGTAGCCGGTTCTGGTCTTACTGGTGGCGGTACATCTGGCGAGGTAACTCTTGATGTTGGTGCTGGTAACGGTATCAGCGTCTCTGCAGACGCGATTGCTGTAGTTGCAAATAGCGGTCTTGCTTCAAATACCTCAGGCGTACACGTTATTGCAAATAACGGTCTATCTGCAAACGCAACAGGCGTTTTTGTTGTTGCCGGAGCTGGTATTGCTTCGAACGCAACAGGTGTGCATGTCGTATCTGGTAACGGTACGATTGTTTCGAATACCTCGGGCGTTTATGTCAATGCTGCTGCACTTTCAATTGCCACATCGCAACTTTCAGGCGACGTTGCTCTTGGTTCGGGTACATCAGGCGACTATGTTGCTACTATCACAGCTGGTAACGGTATTTCTGGATCCTCATCTGGTGAAGGTGGTGCAGCCACGATTGCTGTTGTAGCAAACAACGGTATTGTATCGAATACTTCAGGCGTCTTTGCCAAAGCTGCTAACGGTATTTCTGTTGATGGCGCTGGTATCAACGTTGTTGGCGGTGATGGTCTTACAGCTAACGCGACTGGAGTTCATGTTGGTGCTGCTAACGGTATTAATGTCACTGCAGATGCAGTTGGCCTTACCACTGGTTCAACACTCACGGTCAACTCTGCTGGACTCCATGTTAATACTGCACTCTCGATTACAGATCTTTCTCTTTCCGGAAATCTGACTGTTCTCGGTACGCTTTCGACAATCGATACTACCAACCTGACAGTCCAAGATTCGCTGATCGAGCTTGCAAACGGAAACGCAACAACCGACATTCTTGATATCGGTCTTTATGGTCAATACGGTGCCACTGGAGCTAAATATACCGGTCTTTTCCGTGATGCTACAGATGGCGTTTATAAGCTCTTTGCTGGTTCTCAAACAGAACCTACAACAACTGTAGACACTGCAGCAGCCGGTTATACTACTGCTACATTACAAGCATTCCTAAACTCTGGTGGTTTGGTTTCGAACGCGACTAACGTTACTCTTACTGCGAACTCGACACTCGCGGTTGGTATCACAGCGAATACATTGAGTCTTTCGACTGCACTGCCTGGAACAAGCGGTGGTACTGGACTCGCGACTGTTACTGCAGAAGACATTTTAGTTGCTAACTCTTCGAACGGTTTTAGAAAATTAGCTGTTGGCTCTACTGGATTCGTGCTTCAGTCTAACGGTACAGCAGTTGTATACGCAACCCTCGACGGCGGGACATTCTAATTTATGGAAGCTGAATTTGTAAATGAGTACATCAATCGATTACTCGCGAGTGTACATGATCTTACAAGTAAGAACATCATGCTAGAAACAAGACTGGTCATGGCCGATAAAACCATGACCAGTCTTCAAGCAAAAATTGTTGATCTTGAAAAGCTTGGAAATAAAAATAAAAAAGCTGAAGATACTTCTGTATAAATAGAATATTAGGGGTTACATAACCGCTTCGTTGCTCTATATAGAGGTTGAGAATGGCAAATAAATTTCAATTTAAGCGCACGACAATTTCTGGTCGTACAGCTAATACTACTGACGTAGCAAATTCCGGCTTTATTGATAACGGTGAATTTGCAGTCAACCTAACTGACCGTAAAGTCTTCTCTTCAGATGCTGCGAATGCCATCTTTGAAGTTGGTTCAAATCTCTCTTCTCTCGCTGTCACTACGATCGTAGCCAACGGATCTTCTGGATCCAACGGCCAAGTTCTTTCATCGAATGGAACAGGAGTTTATTGGGGCTCAGGCGGTACGGCAAATGCTGCTACCATGAATACCTATACGTTTACTGTCACATCGAATACCACGGTGTTTACAGGATTAGACGACACATCAAACACATTCGTATATACTTTAGGGCTTGAAAGCGTCTTCATTAATGGTTCGCGTCAGATTGCGGCCGTTGACTATAACACGACAAATACCACGGTCTTAACGCTTACATCGAATGCGATTGCTGGTGATATTGTTCAAGTTACAACTTTAAATGGTGCTTCACTTACTCTCGGATCTCAAGGCGCTCAAGGTGCTCAAGGTGCAACCGGTGCACAAGGTGCTCAAGGCACAACGGGTGCTCAAGGCGCTCAAGGTGTTGCTGGCGCTCAAGGTGTTCAAGGCGCAACTGGCGCAACTGGTGCTCAAGGCACAACGGGTGATCAAGGTGCTCAAGGTGTTGCTGGCGCTCAAGGTGTTCAAGGCGCAACTGGCGCAACTGGTGCTCAAGGTGTTGCCGGCGCTCAAGGTGTTCAAGGCGCAACTGGCGCAACTGGTGCTCAAGGTGTTGCTGGACCTCAAGGTGTTACTGGTGCTCAAGGCGCTCAAGGTGCTCAAGGTGCCACCGGTGGAGGTGTAACCTCAGTCGCCACGGCTAATGGACTTTCTGGTGGAACGATTACAACTAGTGGTACAATTGGAGTAACTGCTGGGCCAACACTTACGGTCAATACGACTGGTATTCATGTGAATTCCACATTATCAATCGCCGATCTTACACTCTCGGGTAACCTGACAGTTTCCGGTACAAGAACTTACGTGAACACCACAACACTCGACGTTGGTGATAATATTGTTACGCTGAATGCAGATCTTGGAGCTAATCCTCCTACTGAGAATGCTGGCTTCGAGATCATGCGCGGGACGTCTGCCAACGTTCAGTTCGTCTGGGATGAAACAAATGATCGCTGGTCTACAAACAGTCAACCACTTGCTGTTTCGTCTCTTGTAGCCGCAGGTGCTGCATCTGGAATTACCACCCTTGCTGCCGGTAATACTACGATCACTGGTTTTGCCAACGTAACCTCGACGCTACAAGTAGCTGGTATTACTACTCTTAATGCCAACGTTGCAATGGCAAATAATGTGTTAAGTAATCCTAAGCTTGCTTCATACAAAGAAGCAGTTGTTGCCAATACTATAACAACAACTACTCACACTGTAGATTTATCACTATCCAACGTATTCGATTTGACATTGGCCAACGCGTCTATTACAATTACATTTTCAAATCCTCCTGCATCGGGCAATGCATACAGTTTCACACTTCATTGTAAACAAGACGCCACGGGATCGAGAATAATCACGTGGCCGGCTTCTGTTAAATATCCGAATGCTTCGACACCGACGATGTCAACTGGTGCAAATAAAATCGATGTCTTCAGTTTCTTTACCCTCGACGGAGGTACAACATATCTCGGTGCCTTATCTCTTGCAAATACAGGTTAATAAGAAGGTTATACGATGCCATTAAATGTATTTAGAGCTTCAGGTAAGGCTGCTCCAGCCACACAAGTATTCAATGCCCCCGCAACATTCGTCGTTCCTGCAGGCGTATATTCTATAGATATATCTGGTCGTGGCGGCAATGGAAACGCTGGTAATGCAGGCAATCCTGGTACTGCTGGCAATGCTGGTAATCCTGGAAATAATGGGGCCGCAGGAACTGGTGGTGCTGGTGGTACAGCTGGGACATCTGGCAATCCTGGCGCATCAGGAAATGCTGGCACAAACGGGGCCGGCGGAGCTGGCGGTGCTGGTGGTACAGCTGGAACATCTGGAAATCCCGGCGCATCAGGAAATGCTGGCACAAACGGTGCTGGCGGCCCAGGAGGAGCCGGAGGTGCTGCAGGGAATGCTGGGAATCCAGGTGCCACTGGCAATGCAGGTACGAATGGTGCTGGCGGAGCTGGCGGTGCTGGTGGTACTGCTGGAAATGCTGGAGCGACAGGAAACTCCGGCAATCCCGGTACTAATGGTGCCGGTGGTGCAGGCGGTGCTGCTGGTAATGCTGGGAATCCAGGTGCCACTGGCAATGCTGGTAACCCAGGAACAAATGGCGCCGGCGGTGCTGGCGGTGCTGCTGGTAATGCTGGGAATCCAGGTGCCACAGGAAACTCTGGTAATCCTGGTACCAATGGTGCCGGCGGTGCTGGCGGTGCAAGAGGAAATGCTGGGAATCCAGGTGCCACAGGAAACTCTGGAAATCCAGGAAATAATGGTGCCGGCGGTGCTGGTGGCACTGGCGGTAGCGCAGGTACGGGAGGAGGCGGCGGACAAGGTTCAGCCCGACCTTGCGGTGGCGGAGCCGGTAGCGGTGGTAGTCCGGGCGGTGGCTGCGGTTGTTTTGGCACCCCATTTGCGCCTTGTTCTGCCCCCGGCGGCGCCGGAGGCTCTCCTGGCGGAGGAAATGGTGGCTTTGGTGGAAGCGCAAATCTTGGGGGGTGCGTTTGCGGCGGCGGCGGTGGCGGCGGCGGAGGCGGCGGTAGCGGAGTGACTGGTAATTCAGGGAGTGCAGGTGGTGCGGGTGCCAATGGAAGTGCTGGAAATACTGGAGCCGCAGGATCAGGGGCAACTGCTGGAGCAGCAGGAAGTCCCGGTGGAGCTGGGGCCAATGGAAATGCTGGAAATACTGGAGCAGCAGGAACTGGAGCAAACGCTGGAGCAGCAGGAAGTCCTGGTGGAGCTGGTGCCAATGGTAATGCCGGCACAACAGGGGCGGCTGGAACTGGAGCAAACGCCGGAGCAGCAGGAAGTCCTGGCGGTGCCGGTGCTAATGGTAATGCCGGCACAACAGGGGCCGCAGGTACAGGGGCAACTGCTGGAGCAGCAGGAAATCCAGGTAATGCAGGCGCAGCAGGAAATACTGGAGCAAATGGTAATGCAGGAACAGGGGCAACCGCTGGATCTACTGGCAATCCAGGTAATGCCGGCGCAGCAGGAAATCCAGGTGCAAATGGTAATGCCGGCACTGGAGCTAATCCAGGGGCAGCAGGGAGCCCTGGAAATGCCGGAGCAGCAGGAAATACTGGAGCAAATGGTAATGCTGGCACTGGAGCTAATCCAGGAGCAGCAGGAAATCCAGGCGGTGCCGGAGCTGCTGGTAATGCTGGGACTGGCGCAGCAAACGGAAATCCGGGATCAAGTGGAAACCCAGGCAACGTTTCAACGTTTGGTTCCTTAGCTAATTTTCCAGGTGGAACCGGTGGTACTGGTGGGGCTGGAGGAAATGCTACAAACGGAGCAGCTGGCTCGGCCGGAACTTCTGGAAATCCAGGTGGATCAGGCAATCCCGGAAATAATGGGGCTGCAGGAACTGGCGGTGCTGGTGGTACAGCTGGGACATCTGGTGGTATTGGAGGAACAGGCAATCCCGGTAACAATGGAGCTGCTGGTACAGGCGGCGCCGGAGGATCGGCCGGTACTTCCGGAGGTATTGGAGGAACAGGCAATCCCGGTAATAATGGAGCTGCAGGAACTGGTGGTGCTGGTGGTACAGCTGGGACATCTGGTGGTATTGGAGGAACAGGCAATCCTGGCACCAATGGGGCTGGTGGTGCAGGAGGAGCTGGTGGTAATGCTGGTAATCCAGGAGCCACTGGTAATGCCGGCAATCCAGGAAATAACGGTGCTGGTGGTGCAGGCGGTGCTGCTGGTAATGCTGGTAATCCAGGAGCCACTGGCAATGCTGGTAATCCAGGAAATAACGGTGCTGGTGGTGCAGGCGGTGCAAGAGGAAATGCTGGGAATCCAGGAGCCACTGGCAATGCTGGTAACCCAGGAACAAATGGCGCCGGTGGTGCAGGAGGAGCTGGTGGTACGGCGGGTAACTCCGGATCTCCTGGCAACGCTGGTGTAGGCGGAGGCGGCGGAGGCGGCGGAGGCGGAGGCGGAGCATCGGGTTGGACTTTAAAGCAAGGTGGTAGCGGCGCCGGCAATGCTGGTACCGCGGGTAATTCAGGCAACATAAGTGGTGCTACTAACGGCAACGGCGGCGCAGGCGGCAATGGAGGACTTCTTTCGGGCGCTGCCGGTGGTTCAGGTAATGCAGGAACACCAGGCAGCGCAGGAAATACAGGAGCCGCAGGAACTGGAGCAAACGCTGGAGCAGCAGGAAGTCCTGGTAATGCAGGCGCCAATGGAAGTGCTGGAAATACTGGGGCCGCAGGAACTGGAGCAAACGCTGGAGCAGCAGGAAGTCCTGGTAATGCCGGCGCTGCAGGAAGCGCTGGTACAACAGGAGCGGCAGGAACTGGAGCAAATCCAGGAGCAGCAGGAAGTCCAGGCGGTGCAGGAGCCAACGGAAATGCTGGTACAACAGGAGCGGCAGGAACTGGAGCAAATCCAGGAGCAGCAGGAAGTCCTGGTAATGCCGGCGCTGCAGGAAATGCCGGAGCGACTGGCAATGCAGGAACTGGAGCTACAAATGGTGCAGCTGGAAATCCAGGAGGTGCAGGAGCAGCAGGAAATGCTGGAGCGACTGGCAATGCAGGAACTGGAGCTACAAATGGTGCGGCTGGAAACCCAGGCGGTGCCGGAGCTGCTGGTAATGCTGGCACAACAGGAGCAGCTGGAACTGGAGCTACAAATGGTGCGGCTGGAAATCCAGGAGGCGCAGGAGCAGCAGGAAATACTGGCACAGCAGGTAGTGCTGGAACTGGAGCGACCGCCGGAACAGCCGGCACATCAAATCCTGGAGCATCAGGAAACGCTGGTAATATTGGTACTACGACAAATTCAGTATCAGTAAAAGTATACCCATATCAAATAGTTTCTATAAATATTGGAACAGGCAGCGCTAATGGTACGATGAGTGTAACATTTTAGCACAAATAACAAAAAGGAAACAATACATGCTAGTAGGAATTAAAGACGTTTATCTTTATACTGGTTTGACTACGACAGGTGGCAACGACTCTGCTGCAGCCTATCAGTGGCTACAGGATAATAACATTGAGTTTACTCATTTATCATACAACGATAGTAGTCAATACGAATCTGTATTCAATGCTCTAAATACATGGGATATTGGAGAATTTACTGATTTTCCATTTGTCATCTACGATGAAAAACATGACGATTTTACCGCAGTCAAACAAGCATTGATTGGCTTAGATGCCATCACAGAGAGCAACTTAGTCGAACTAGCAGCCCTGTAATTTACATATATATAATAGAGTCATTCATTTGGAACATGTTAACATACAAAGAATGGCATTGGTAATGCGTTGCTATGACAAACTTCCACCACATCTCAGAATATGGATCTCAAGCTTACATTTTAGTTTGCATGATGATCATATTCTGAGAGGTGCGAGCGACGTCGAGCAATGTAAAAAATTTATTGAATCTGGTGGAATACACTATGAAAAACCTGGAAATGGACAAAATTGATGTTTTCGTTTTTTGAAAAGAATGAGCCTAAACTAGAATTTCTTTGCTATGATGATGATTTAGGAAATATACCAGAACCTTATCCTGCCCGCAAACTGATACCAGAATGGTATAAAGCTTTGCCAATGAAGAAGGATGTAGGCTTTGATCAATCTACTCTCAAAAGATGCCCACCTTTTCTTGATGCGATGATCACGGGTTGGATTATTCCACTCGTTGCTGATGTTGAAATCACTTCGAATGAAGATTGTTCGTTCATTGAATACAACAGCAAATATCCGAGAGCAATGATCGAGAATCATTTACAGTGGCAAGTAACATCTGACAAATGCCCCGCTCCACATTTACCAAAACCTCCAATTAAATTCATGAACTGGTGGGCAATCAACTGCCCGAAAGGATACTCACTGTTGTTTGTTCCACCATTAAATAGACCTGATCCAAGATTTACTTGTTTTTCGGGTATGGTAGACTGCGATGGTTATTTTGAGTTTATTAACTTTCCATTTGTTTGGAACGAACCCAATTTTAAAGGTATTCTACCTGCTGGTACACCGTTAATGCAGGTTATTCCAATTAAAAGAGATACTTTGTTTTCGAAAAATGTATGTAGAGCATTCAATGAAACTGAACTGAAAGCACTCAAAGGTACACGTAGAAAGCTTCAAAGTCATGAATCCCATTATCGAGATAATATTTGGGAGCGTAAATAATGGCAGTATATCAAATAGCTCCTTCTCCATCGTTAGGTATACCAGAAATTTCTTTTGCATCATGGCGTGATGGTTTTACTGAAGAAGAGATCGATAAAATAGTTAGTATTGGTGATAGTCTCACGATCAAATCTGCTAGTGTTGGACCTGATAGTAAAGTTGAAGAAGCAGTTAGATCATCTAAAATAGGTTGGATAAATCTTACGCCCGAGACTAATTTTATATATGATAGAATTGCTTTCATAGCAAGACAACTGAACGGTGAATTCTTCAATCTAGATATATGGGGATTTGTAGAGGACTTTCAGTATACTATATACGATGGAAAAGACGATCATTATACGTGGCATCTTGACAGAGGTGGAAATGCAACGAATGCGCCTCGCAAATTATCTCTTGTAATACAATTATCTGATCCTTCTGAATACGAGGGGGGAGATCTTGAGATATTTGATGCACCCGTGCCGACTCAAGTCACAAAACAAAAAGGTTTAGTAGTTGCATTCCCGTCCTTTATTTTACACAGAGTAACTCCTGTGACAAAAGGCATTCGTAAAACTCTAGTAGTATGGTTAGCTGGTCCTCAATTTAAGTGAGATAATATGACAAGAGAATGTGGAAGTTGCACGAAGTGCTGCGGTTGGTTAACTGGAGAAGCTCTTGGCCATCAATTTTGGCCAGGAAGGAAATGTCATTTTGTAACTACAAAAGGATGTTCGATACATGAACAACGACCTGAGAATCCGTGCAAATCGTTTAGCTGTGTATGGTTAGGAAATGAAAAGTTTCCACTCGGTCTTGATACTATTCCGATGTGGATGAAACCAGACGAATCAAACGTAATTATGGTTTGGAGACAACACGAAAATCCTGATCTTAGCTTTTTACAACTGCTTGAAGCAGGCGCTCCGCTAACAGCCGAAATACTTAGTTGGGCTATTCAGTATGGTTTGAACAACGGTTTAAATATATTTTATCAAGTCAACAGTGGTTGGAATAAGATTGGAAACCGACTGTTTTTAGATACAGTGATAGAGGCTGATCTTTCCCAATATACATAACATAAGGATTTTATTATGACAGACATACTTGATCAGTGGCAGTATTTTAGCTCACCTATCTATAGTATTATGAAGCCAGAACTTCTTGATTTCTCAAGAGCAGCATCAAATGCGGCGTTAAGGGCCGCGCGCAAAATAACAAAAATAAACGATGTATATCCAGTCGTGCAAGCAGATGTGTCTAACGAAGAAGATCTTCTTCCACTGATACAGTACACATTAAACACAGCATGGAATCTTTTGAGCGATCAAGGATACAACATGAATGGACTTTCGACTTATCTTACCGAATGTTGGAGTCAAGAACACCATAAGTATTCATCAATGGAGTATCATAATCACAGCGACTGTCAGTTAGTTGCTTTTTATTTTTTAGAGTGCCCGAAAGATCCTCCGCGAATGGTGATTCATGATCCGCGACCAATGAAACTTATGTTACCACTATACGAACATAATTCTTCTAACATTACCACAGCAACATCGTCTATTAATTTTACGCCAGTTCCTGGTCAACTAATGTTTGCAAATTCCTGGCTACCGCATAGCTTTACTCGTAACACATCAACCAAACCTTTCAAATTTATTCACATGAACATTGGTACACGTCCGTACATTGAACCTATAGTATATGATGCAACAGCAGAAATAATCTAATATGTCTGAGTTTATGATAAGATTCAATCAATCAAGAGGACAACCTAATCGCGGGACAGAAGATCATGTCTGGCGCGTTTTCGAAGATGGTAAAGAATATCTATGTAAAAATGTTATCATTAATGTTCCAAGCCGTGGGGCAAAGACAGGTCAAGATTGGAATATCTGTTGCGAAGGTACTATGAGCATATGTAAAGACACCTCTACAATTACTATTAACTAAATTATTATCGGTGAAATTATGAACTTAGAATTTTCAGAAATAAAACTTTATAACCCAGGAGTTCTTAAAACAAGAATTCCAGTTTCTATTTTTGCTGAGTTGACTTGTGACTTGCAAAAGCAAGTTGATAATAATCCGGAAAAATACAATACTAATTTAGCTGGGCAATTAGAAACAGAATTTCAGTATGTTATTAACGGGCAGTTTAGAGAATGCATAGAGCAAACGTTTCTTGAATATAGAAGAAAATTTAATTTTTATGAAAATCATAATTATGTCATTGATAATGATGCTTGGGTAAATTTTCAGAAGAAACACGAATATAATCCAATACATTTTCACCACAAAGCTATTTCATGGGTGATATGGATTGCAATTCCTTATGATTTAGAAGAGGAATTAAATATGCCAAATGTAAGAGAATCAAACTATAAAGTTGCATCAAAGTTTGAATTCATTTATAACTCATTAGACGGTGGAATTAGTACGACTCAATTAGATATTGATAAGACATGGGAAGGTTCTCTTATTATGTTTCCAAATTATCTTAAGCATCAGGTATATCCGTTTCAAACTTCAGACGAACATCGTATTTCTATTTCTGGTAATATAGACATTAGAAATTAATTGGGCGAAGTGGAGTTAAGACTACAATTGTCCCAGAAATTGATGAGTATGCTCTTGCGAGAGCCGCTTTTGATTTCATTGACCCAATGGTAGTATCGACTGCCTTCGAAGTATAAGACCGCACCTTCGGTAGGTTGAAAAGACTCGTGTGTATATTTTAACAATTCTTCTTTTAAAACTTCCGGAGGGCTCAGTTCTTTTTCATAGTCTAACCAACTTCTTTCAGAAATACAAAATTCTCCGCCTTCAAGATCGATTGCTTCTAAGTAACACGATATGGTAATTGGAGACATTAATTCTTCTGGTTTCAACTTTTCTCCAGCCTCAATTCTGTGCCGAAGCTTTTCATTAAAATCTACATGAGGCCACAAATCTCCAGAAGATTTATACGCCTGATACCAATATTCAATATGAGTTTTGTTACAATTAAACTGTTCTCTGTCGAGAAATTCAAGCACAGCTTCATCTGTTTTATTTGTAGGCGCATTACGATCAAAGTAATGCATGTTCGTATGCCTATTTAAACCTTCAAGAAAAGTTAAGCGAATATCTTCATCGAGAGTAGATCTACGAATAATCCTCGAGTTTCCATGGTACATTTTCAAATCTTTCAAAAACATATTTAGCAGCCTCTTTATTCTTTAAAGATTTACCAAAAGCCTTGACGAAACTGTTTGGCATTTTCTTATAGGAAGAAGCTCCTGCTTTATTATCACATTCTGCTGGATGTCGAGAAATTTCTAACTCGTCACATATCTGATTGATATTGGTTTGAGTAAAAAAATCCTCATAAAAGAAGTAGAGCGGATTTGCGAACACACTGTCCAAAGCTTCGATAGTTTCTTTATATTTACATGATATGAAATTGCTCATGACAAATCGTGAAGCTAACGACCGATTTGGAATTTTACCTCCTCCAATCATATTCCAAGAAGACCAACTCCTCTGAATAGGATCTCTCATAATATAAACTGGTACTACTTCGATATCGTATTTTAGTAAACCGTTTTTAATAAGTCGAAAGATGTTCTCACTCGAGCCTTCATAATGTGTGAAGTCACCAGTCACTTGATTTATATTTGAAACCGCTTGAAAGAAAGACTCTATGTCTTTTCTATATTCGCTTACATCTTCTAAGACAGGAACTAAATCGTCTCTCTGAATAATATTCAGTTCTTTTCCCATATCATAGAAATCTGGGTGTTCTTTAAAATACTCATATAACCAAGTAGTGCCAGATTTCTCGGCTCCTACATTCAATAAAAACTTCATAGATTTAATTGTATTAATATATTTCTAAAATTTGGCCCGTGCGTTGGAGAATCTACGTCTTCTAAAAGTTCATAGTTTGCTGCGTTTGCTCGCATACGCAAAGTTCTATGAAAGATTGAATTTGCAGGAATATTTCTATACAAATGTTTAGTTATACCAATTTCAATATTAAAATTATTTTTGGCTGTTACATTTTCTTGATTAAAAACGTAATTTCTAGAACCGTTTTCATCCGGAGCAGTGAGTGAATGTCTGCCATCTAATGTTCCATTTTCAAGGATAAACCCGCTTACAAATCCCATATCTTTTCCAGCTACAGTATCAAAAGCTCTTATCATAATATAAGTATCATTTGCGCCATGAGGATTTAATCCTGGCCACTCATTATTAATTCCGCTTTCAATTAATGTGCGCATGTTGGCTTTTCGTTCGGCGTCAGTTAATGTAGAATTTGCCGGCCAATTCGCATCAATAGCATCCTTTGATCTTTCATACAAGTCATCAAAATCTATTTCTGACAAATCATTTATAACAGTATAAACAATATTCATATCTTAACTCTCTTTGTAGCTATTATGTCTGCGATGGTATTTATCCAACCTTCTTTGCTTGTATCAAATGGTTGTTCGTGGTGTTGTTTATGCATATGTTCTCCACCACT